AGGTCATCTCAAAAATGTACGAAATACCTTTGGAGCAGCTCACGCGTGATGTGGCGGGAATAGAGGTTCGTTTCTGTCAAGGCACGCTCAAGAATAAAAAGAGGTGCCTCAAGGAGCCCCAGCCGAATGGGTACTGTAAGTTTCATCAGAATCAGATACCAGTTCTCAAGACGCACACCGCGGCAACCTCGAACACACCGGTTGTATGGGCCTCGACTGCGCCAAATACAGGCTTAAACATTTAGTTATTTAATAGTACAATGAATAAATCAAGTTTACTTCTCGAGAGTCTCACCCGATTTTTCAGCGATGACAAACACTCAGAACAACTACATGACATCCTCTCACACAGGAAGGGCATATCCCTTCGTAATTTGGAATGGTTTGTGACAAATTATTCAAAGTCTCGGAATGTGACATATACTACGCCAAGTGGCAAGATGTTTACGGTACATGTCGCATACAAGTCTTCCCTTGATGGGTACTCAAAAAAGCTCTTCGATCCTTTTTGCAGGACCGAGCGCATTGAATTCCAAGGTGTTACCACAACTGTTGCTCAACTGAACTTTATTCGTTGGTGTATTACTAATGGAATAATAGAGCAAGTACAACTACATAAAAGGCAGCCGGGCACTTCCTCCGTCGAATTCGAGGACAGTGTACCCATAGTAAAACAAGTATAAATTGTACCCTTGGAACACCTGTGTGGCATATTGTTGATTTAAGACAATTTGCAGGGTTGTTGTTTGAGAGTTTAACTTCGAGAAGTTTATGTATCCTCCAGCATTGTACTCTTTCGGATTGAGCCCGAAAGAATACATGTAAATATTCTTTGCGGGAATGCTCAGATTGTGCTCCATAGGCTGTTTGAACCCGTAGTACAAAGACCCCTGAAACACGCTTGTAATGTCTGTGTTATTTAGTAAAATTTTGAAAGAATTGACTGGGTCGACAAAGTAGGATGTCTGTGTTATAAACGGCAAGGCGACAGATGTCTGCACATATTTTGTTGTAAAACCGTATTCGTATCGAACATCGTTGTAGAGCACGGAGGTGGTTGTTTCGTACTTTTTATTTCTGAAAAACCACACAAGGAGCTGTACTGGAAAACTTGCAGTCAATTGAAGTTGTGGGGTAAAAGAGTTGAATGAAAGGACAGACTCTTTCTTGAGTCTGTTTACAACATATCTAAGTTTTGTCGATTGGTAGTATAGTTTTTCTACTTGTGTCAACTTGACTTGTTCGAGCACAAGAGCGGGGTTTATAATTTCTTGTTTCGCAACGCCTCTGTCATTTGAAATCCAAATCCATGGCTGAAATTGAATTCTTATGTATACATACTGATTTTTCAGTGCACACAGGGGAAAGTATGGTCTTCGAAGTCTTTCACGACCCTTGTTTAGATGTGAATGTCTTCGACAAAAGAAAAATTCCAACGGTACATACACAGTTGTAGGTGAAGTTGGACTCAGTGAACTTGTTGACCCATTATTCACGGCATAAGTCATTGAAATTTGCTCATCTGCGTCCAAAAATGTCTGATCTTTTATGAAAAACCAATCGTCATATACAGTCTCAACAACAGTGTCGTTAATCATAAAGTCACACTGGGCAATCAACGCACGCCCAACTTGGTTTGTATATATATTTGATGTACTTGTGAGCGCGGGTAATTGACATGTAAAATACATATTGCATAAAAGATCACCGAGCTCCTTGGGCTTTAACTCTATCATAATCGTTTGACCAAGAAACTGGGACCCTTGAATAGGAACATATTGTTGATAAAGAACAAAGTTTGAGTGTTGTGGCCAATTTGTGTTCCAAATACTGTCGTCTTTTCCTGTTGTGTATTTCTCTTGGGGTCCGACGGCGTACAAGGCATATGATGTGGCTGAATTGTAGCCGAGTTTAGGCAAGTCTTTGTACTCGTCTTGGAACATCTTCCCTTGGACTTGGTCATTCAAGTCTCGAAGAGGAGCCCCTCCAGTTGTTTTTATTTTTGGATTTAATTGAATAATAACATTTGAAGTGTATGTTGTTTGGTACATGACATTTGCACCAAGGATTTTGGATTGATTCAGAGGCTGTTTTACAGTGGCTGTACAATTTACAGGTGTAATTGTGTTTGTTTCAAGTTTATCGCTTGTAAGTGTCACATATGAATCATATGTGAACTGTTCGGCGATGATTCCGGGTGTAGGAACATAGTTTACAGTTGTTACATTACTGCTGAGGAGCCCTGGAAGGCCGGTCACTGTCCATCCAGGACCGAACCCAACAGGAACACCTGAGCCTTTTATGTAGTACACAAGTCTTCCATTTGTGACATAGTAAAACCCGGATAAAAGGCCGATAGTTGAGTTTGTGGTGAGGGAGGTTGAACTTGGTGGGTACAGGATAGCACCAATCACCCCCTGAACACCTTGTATGTTTTGTTCAGTATCTGTTTGACAAGTGAAGGACCACAGATATGATTCTGAATTTCCTTCTGCAATTTGGAGGACCCCTTCCTTGTCGGTGGCTCCTGTTACGACGATGTTCCCAGAAACTCCTGTCATACCGATGACACTCCACCCTGGACCAATCGGAGCACGATCTGTTGGATTCATAAGGGGCCATGATGTGCTTACATAGAATGTAATTACATTCATCGAAGTCGCTTTGTACACTCCACTGACTTGAACAGGTGTTAACACTACATCTTGTTTTGGAGGTGGCGGAGGAGGGCCGGGGGGTGTTTGAACAGTCTCTATCCCTTTTTTTGTAACTGCCTGTGCAGTGTGTGCTATTCTTGTCTGAATCGCCCTTTCGTACCCAACCAATCTGTCTTGAATTACACGCTCATATTCAACTAATTTTTGGAGTTTTGTCAAAGGACCCAATTCCATACTACAAATCACCTAGGTTATTTTTCCACATCTGCAGCACGCTTGTTGCTTTGAGTGTCTCCAAGTCACTCCTCTTTTTCAAATCTAAATTGATAAGCTTCTGCACCTCCTCTTGGGTATAGTTGTAGGTCTTGATGTCGAGCAATTTTGGGACAAAATTCTCTTCAAACTTTCGCTTTCGGAGCTGGCTCTTGACTTGCTCGAGGGGCTCGTTGAGCACCTTGATTTGTCCGCTGATAACTCCTGTGATAAACTCTCTCTTTGTCCGGATCCACTCAATTTCACTTTCCAATTGAGAAATGAGATGAGACTTTCTCTTTCTGTACATGTCGACTCGCATATCGATGTAGTCCACGAGAATCTCCTCTGGGCTCGCGTACTTTTTGACGGCTCCGTTCGGTCCGATGAGGTACATGTTGCTTGTGTGGATCGTCTTTGTCAACCCAAGGTCCTTCATAGGGTCGTCACCGGTGTAGCCCCAAATGTGAAAGTCAGGCTTGGTCTCCGTGGAGTGGTTTTCGTATTTTTGGATTGTGTTTTTCTCGACGAGGGTGTCGAGGTGTTCCTTAAAGTCCTGGATCCACTTGCCGGGCGGCAGCTCTGTGACATGGAAGCGGGACCCCTCGCCAAACACCTCGCCCTCGAGCACCCATGTGTGGTCCTTGGTCTTTTTAATCTTCCCCTTGAACCCCTTAAAGTAGGGCTTCATAGGCACCATCGGCACCTGGTCAAGCGCGCACAGGATGTTGTGCTTCACAGCCTCAGGGTCAAACGGAGGAACATAACAACTGAACCCCGTGCCAATGCCCTCCGCCCCGTTTATCAGAATCATAGGAAGAATCGGAACATAAAACTCAGGCTCCACCTGCTGCCCGTCATCCACCAAGTGCTTTAGAACCTCATTGTCCAACGGGTCGAATATCTTTTTGGTGTATGGTGCAAGGCGGGTGAAAATGTACCTAGAACTGGCTGCATCCTTCCCACCCGCCAGCCGCGTCCCAAACTGCCCACTTGGCTCGAGCAAATTCAAATTATTCGAACCGACAAAATTTTGGGCCAAGTTTACAATTGTTCCTTGGAGGCTGGCTTCACCGTGGTGGTATGCAGTTTGTTCGGCAACATATCCGGCAAGTTGAGCCACTTTCATATCCTGGATCAAATTCTTTTTGAGAGCTGCATAGATGACCTTTCTCTGGCTTGGTTTCAATCCGTCTGCAACATGTGGGATACTGCGTTTGATGTCCTCTGCACTGAAGTTTGCAAGGTCTCTGTGCACAAAGTCAGTCACTGTCAGGCTTTTCACATGGCCGTATGGTATTCCTTTCGGTGGATGTGCCATATGTTTGGTAAGCCACTCCTTCCGCTCATCACTGAGAGCTTTGCTGAAAGCCAGTGTCATAGACTCATCCAATTTCGGATCAGAATTGAAAATGACAGTGAGCCTCTCGATTTGCTTAAAGTATTCCTTGGCCTCTGCAGATGTTGATGTTCCGAGACCCTTGTAGTACTTGACTGGACCAGAGCCAGATGCAGACTGTTTGTACTCATCCTCTGTAAAAAACCAATTCTTTCCCTCCTTGATCACAGGAGTCACCATACTTACCACAAAGCCGAGTTCGATGAGTTTCGGCCAGTATACATGGATCATATTCAGGATGAGACCTTTGATGTGGCTCCCGTCGAGGTCGGCGTCGGTCATAATCATCAGGCGGCCGTATCGCAATTCTCTCAGGGAATTATAGACTTTGCCATGTTGCAGCCCTATAATCTTCTTGATGCTGGAAAATTCCTCATTCTCAGTGACTTGTTTTATAGAAGCGTCCCGAACATTGCGAGGCTTGCCCCGGAGTGGAAATACGCCGAACTTGTCGCGGCCTACAACGCTCAGTCCGGCAACGGCAAGAGCTTTCGCCGAGTCACCCTCGGTCACAATAAGGGTGCACTCGTGACTTCTGTGGGTCCCCGCCCAGTTTGCATCGTCAAGCTTGGGAATCCCCGTGATTCTGGCTTTTTTGCTCCCGTCTGTCTTTTTGAGCTCCTTGTCAACCTTCGCGAGGCCAAGAGCAACCAAGTCATCAAACACGCCGGTCGTCAAGATATCCTTGATGAATTTTGGTTTAAAATTGGGAGAGTCGGAATTTTTTGATGTACATTCAGCCTTGGTCTGACTGCTGAATGTAGGGTTCACGATGACCGCCTTTACAAAAACAAACAGAGACGCCTTGATTTGTGCTGGTTTGACTTGTATGCGTTTGTCCTTCCCAATTTCGTCGACAATGGCCTTTACAATCCGGTCGACATGGGTGCCTCCCTTTGTCGTGGCGATGCCGTTCACCCACGAGCACTGCTGAAATGCACCAGACTTTGAGTGACCCACAATCACCTCGCATATGTCATCAACATGCCTCGCAACAGGAGCATTCTCAAGATGTGCACGAGCGTACTCCTCGAGAGTCCCCGCCTTCAGCAATTCCGAATTAAAATACACTTTTGCCTTGGGACACCACAGAGATGCATCCCATGTACGCTTCAGTGCCACCTTTGCAAAGTCATTCAATCCTCCAAACAGAGAATACACTGGAAGAAAACTCACAGTCACTCCAATATCCTCCGATTTCTGTACAATTTCCGGAGTACTGCATGTGCTCATGTTGTTTGTCCATGTCTGTGTGTACACTTTCTTCCCATCACTAATTTTGATTTTGAATTGAGAACTGAAAACATTGGCGAGCTTGGCACCATAACCGTTTCGTCCGCCAGTGACTCGTTGCTCGTTATCGTTATAGTTTGAACTTGTCAACAGGTGTCCGAAAATAAGTTCAGGAATCCAAATACCTTCCTTGTCGTGTTTCTTGATGGGCACGCACACGCCTACATTCTCAACAGTCACGACGCCTTGAGAATTCAAGGTGACAGATATCTTTGAAACGGTTTTGGGGTGAAGGGAATACTGGTCGATGGCGTTGACCAAAATTTCGTCAAAAATCTTCACCAATGCAGGGCTAACAAGAAGTGCAGTATGTGAAAAGTGACTGGAAACTCGAGTCCATTGAGTTGTGGACTCGGGGGCCAGGGATCCAACATAGGTGTCGGGTCGTTTAAGGATGTGTTCAACATGTGAAAGACGCTCATAGCTCATACTTTACTCTATTCGGGTGTCTTTTCTTTAGTTGACCTTTAGGTTTGCCCAGTTGACAGGGGCAAACACATGGTCGTAGAAGCCTCCGTACTGGAGGAACAGATGGGCAATGATGTAAATAACTACATTCGAAAGATTTGACAGAACGCTCTTGTCCCCGTGCTGAACGCCGACACCCGCCTCAGCGGCTGTTCCCAAAATGATGAAAAACACAAGTTCAATTGGGAATCTGAAGAATCTCATATCTTGGGGTGAAGGAGGAGACACGCGCGCCTTGTTTACATAATATACGGCAAATCCAAACAGTATAGCTGCGAGTGGAATTAGAGTTGCCAACAGGTATTTCTTTTCCTTGGCTTCAATTGGTGTTTGTTCCTTTCCACCTGACATGAGTGCATAGTATCCTGAAAACTCACGCACCACTGCATAGAAAAAGAAAAACAGGAATGTAATAAACATTGCACTCATCCAATCTGCTTTTCTGTTGGCGGCAATCATCGCTGAGCTGAGACCCATGAGGAGTGCAAAAACCAAACACCCTGCCAAAAACTTCCGAGGCTCTTTTTCGACAAAGTCCTTGTGTCCATTGACGATACTCAGAGTTAAAAGGGTAATTATAAGACCCACTTTGCCTGTGTACACGAGGTTATGAAAACTCTCAGTGGGATCTGACATATTACTTTATAAGTAGAAAATAAACTGCAACTACGAGACCGAGGACAACAAGTGTATTTTCGATTGGAAATTGCTCGTCATAGTTTGATCTCTCGTTCCAGTACATAAATGCATCCTTGAAACTTATAACTGGTTTCCCGAGTTTTATGTTTACTATGTTGTGGGCTGTGACTGACCACTCGAACAATTCTCTTGCAGAAGTGAGGTGGTTTTCGACTGGAAACTGTTCGAGGATTTCCTGGAAGTGCACTCGGCACTTTGGACATGGGAGGACCATGGCGTAGCTGTGGATGAATGTGCTGTAAATGGTCTTGTGCTCGTCTGAAAGAATAGCGGGGGCGGTCAAACATGCTATGTGAAGTGTGCCCCAAAAATAGGGACCCCAGGTCATCATCTATACTCTACCCTGAAAAAAATATAAGGAGAATGTATATGGCTACGCGTAATAACGAGGTACCGAATCGGCTACCAATAAATGTAAATTACGAAGCGTATATGAGGAGAAAATATATGAAACCGGCTTTTAGAAAACAAGTCAGAGAAGCTGTCAAAGGAATACGGAATGTTAAAAGAAAGTATTCACGGGCCGAAATTGAAAATATGTACAACAGATCAAAAATTATAAACAAAAACTTGGAGAAAGCTATTCGGAACAATCGAAATGTACAGAATATGTTGTTCAAGTCAATATCGAATGCGGCAAAAGAATGGGCAGCAAATGCTACTAAGAATGCAGAACTATTTGACCCCGTTAAATACAAAAAATACAGACAATACTATATTTCAGAACTCAATAGAGCTGCTGGATTTGCAGCAAGAAATACATTTGGTGCACGAGTGTATAGTGCTGGGAGAGGGTTGAGGGCAAGTGCAGTTGATTTCCTAAAACGAAGAGATCGTAACATAAGACGGGCTGCGAGACTTACAAGAGATGCGAAAATTGCAGCTACAAAAGCCGCTCGTCTACAATCTTTAAAGGCGTCCAGTTTATTCAATAGACCAGTGGCTCGTGGTGTGTCATTAGCAACGAGGTTACGAAACAATCAGAGCTTACCACTCAGAGCAGAACAGCTCAAAGGAATGTACAAGACAGAAGCCACCAAGTACAATAACTTGTTAAAACGACTTCAAGATGCGAAAAATGCAAAAGAAAGAGCAGCACAACTAAATGCACAAGCAAACCTTGAGAGAAACCTTTCCCAAGTAAATGGAGCCGCTGCCGCCTTGGCATTAACTACAGTAGGATCACCTGTACACGCACCAGCCCCACCAGCCCCAATAACTAGAAGAAACTCCGTGTTGGGACAAATATAAATATATTTACATAAATTAATATGGAAATGGATTGGAATTACATATGGGCCGCTGTGGCTATAAACTTCCTTTTGGTGTACATAGTTCCTAAGATTATTACAAAGCCTACAGGAGTCAAGG